CCGTCCCGATGATTTGATCGGCTGTGTTGATACCGACTACTACTTCAACATGGAGAAACTTTTAACTGAGACTATGGGCATTAAGATGACTTATTCTTTCGTTCCTAGCACCACTGGTGCGAACAACAAGGAATACTCTTATTGCTTCAATAGTGACAATACTCTCAATTATATCGTTTCAGGCGGCGCCAACTACTCACATCATCTCTGGGATTACGGAGATGATACCACAACTGCTGTCAAATACCTCCCAATCCTTGAGTGGTTTGGAATTTATATACCAATTATTACCAGCACCTACCATGTCGAAAGATTGAATGTTGATCAAGATCATCAACTCATTGCATTCTTTCCCTTGGCTAGACATGTTGGCATTTTTGCTATATTAGCCAGACTATTAGCCTCCTCACGTCTCCGAAGACTTACACCAGTCACAGGAGAATACGTTCGACTCCAATATCGATCACGTGACAAGCATACTGTGAGCACTTCAAAAGTTGGTCAATTTTCCCATGCGAAGATCAGCGTAACTGCTGATGACGCCATTGCCAACATTGCACTCACCTCAAGCAACCCCACCACTGTGGCCTCTGCACAGCATTTAATCAGTGATCAAACCGCTGATGAATTCGAAGCTAAGCATGCTGCATTAATTTTAGCCGCGTATCATCGTTCTAAGAATGCATTCAAACCTCCAGTGATTTATCCTGTCAAACAATCCTTGTTGACCTATACTTATTCCAAAGATATAGATATCACTCCTGCCAAAGTTGAACCGTTCATGTCACCTATCGTCCAAGATGGGGCTTTTGCCCCGGCCGGTGACAAGTCTTCTGCGCAAAGAGCTGTTAGCGGAAGGGTTGAAGAAGTTCGTGAAGACACCACTGTCACACCGTTCATTGCTAACTGCATGAACGACTTCCTCAAAGAACTTTTACCCAAAGAGAGAATTAGTCCCTCAACCCGAGAAGAAGTCTTGGAAGAATTAGACCGCCCTGGCCAACGGACCCTTGTCCACCAGTCCGAGTATCTTATTACTAGTTTAATGCGTCGCGTTTCGGCATTCATCAAAGGAGAAACTTATGATGAGCCCAAAGACCCTCGTATTATTAGCACTATTAATTCTGATGACAAAGTCGAATTTTCCAGACTTGTGAGACCACTTGCTGACGTATTGAAGCGATTTAGCTTTTATGCGTTTGGTTTAACCCCTAAAGAAGTGGCCTCGCGCGTTTCAAACATTTGTTCCAAGAGTGAAACAGTAGATTGTGATGATATTAGTAGAATGGACGGGCGTGTGAGTCAAGCACCACGTGTCTTGGAGAAGGCAGCGTTACTGCAACTGTACAAGTTGGAGTTCCATGCAATGATCCATGACCTGTATGATTCCATGCATAGTCTCGAAGCTGATATCAATGGTGTGCATTACCAGACTGGATTTTCCCGTTTGTCTGGTGAACCCGGCACATCAGCGTTTAACACACTCCAGAATCTGTTCATGCTATATTTACATAAGAGAATGACAAGAGATGAAAACGGAAATTTTTACAACCATGATGATGCGTGGAAATACCTGGTCGAAAAGGTAATGTGTGGTGGAGATGACTCAGTCGCCGGTGATGTCAATCTTGAAGCGTTGCTCAAAGCCTCAAAAGCTATGGGATTCAAGCTCAAGATTAGCACAATTGCCCGTGGCAAACCAGGAGTCAATTTCCTTGCACGCATTTACGGACCAGATGTTTGGTTTGGTGATACTAATTCTATGGCTGCCCCAGCTAGAATGATCTCTAAACTGCACGTCACAACCAAGTTGCCACCCGGTGTTACACC